TGGAGACCTTCGGGTGCGCCAGGAAGTAGCGGTCGCCTATCACCGGCGCGGCCCCGCCGATCGGCTCATCGGTGACCGTGCCGCCGCTGCCCAGGACGGAACTGCCGTATAGGGCGAGGGCCAGGTTCTCTGGGGTGAATTCCTCGATGGTGAGGTTCACGCTGGCCGACTTGGACTTCACCATGCGGTGATCGAGCGAGCGCTGGCCGGACTGCGACTCGTAGTGCTCCAGCACCTCAGTCTTGAGGGCGAGTTTCAGTTCCGCCACGTTGCCGGGCGAACGGACTTCGACCGGATTTCCGGCGACGTCGCGCTTGCCCAGATAGACGCGGCCCTGGAAGGATGCATAGGTACTCATGAAGCGGTCTCCTCGGATGGATTGGTTGGGGTAATAGGCGGTGGCGTGTGGACGGATGACGTCCGTCGTCGGGCGTGCGGTGGTCTGTCCGGATCGCTGACCAGGACCGGACGCGCCACACCAACTTCCACCAGCCAACGAGCCAGCGCCGTGTCGAGTTCGATTCGCTCGCGCGGCAGGTATTGCTGGCCGGCGTGGGTGTGGGGTTTCAGAAGTTCAACGACGGGCATGGCTCATCCCTGGCTGGCGAGGTCATGCGCCAAGGTGCGATAGGTGATCTGGTAGCGGGCGGGGATCAGGGCCGCCGTGGCATCGGCGTCCTCCACATCCCACTCGCAGTCCAGTTCCTTGATGCCGAGGGCGAGGCCGCCGAGATTGGCGTCGGCGAACAGCGCCGTATGCGCCGCCACCAACAACTGGTCGGCGATGTCCTCGGGTGCCGCGCCGACCTGCTCCCGCGCCAGGGCGTCGATACGCACCACCAACTGCCGCACGACCCGGTCGTTGGACCGTTCGACGATGCTGTCCGACTCGGGAAACACCAGCAGCGCCGGGGACTGCTCACGCGTGATGCCGGTGGCCGGCGAGCGGTGAAAGGTCGCGCCCAGAGACTCGGCGACAGGCAATAGCAGGCCCGCCACCGCTTGCAGGCAGCGTTCACGGATGGAATTCAAGGAAGCCTCCTACAGGCGGGTCAGCGTGGCGCGGTGCTCGGATCCATCACCCACCCCCCGTACCTCGCGCACCCGATAGACCTCGACGCCGATTTCCACCGTGTCGCCCTGTTTGATGCCGACAAGGCGGCTCGCCGGGAAGCGCATGGCATAGTCGGTGGACATCCCGATTCCATCAAGGATGGAGGCGTCGGGCGCACGAAACTCCACCCAGGTCGCCATCACCGGCCCCAGGTCGGGGATCCAGATGGCTTCCTGAAGCAGGCCCGACCGGGCCGCCGCGTCATACAGGGATTCGATGGCTATCATGGCGCTCAGTTTTGAAAGTTGCGGGATGGATCAGAGACATGAAGAAAGCGAAGACGGCGGCGGACGCATTGGCACTGGAGGCCATCCCCAACATCGGCCCGGCGGTTGCCGGATACCTGCGCGAGGTTGGCATCCACCAGCCGGTGGACCTTGTGGGGCAAGACCCCTACGTCCTGTTTCAGCAGTTGTGCGGGCAGAACGGGGTCAACTACGACCCGTGCCTGCTCGACACCTTCATCGCCGCCACCCGCTTCATGGCCGGCGACCCGCCGCAGCCCTGGTACCGCTACACCAAGGAACGCCAGAAAGCGCTCAAGACATCGTGACTTTCACCAGCATCGCCGGACGGTGGCACATGGGCAGCGGGTTGGACTGGGTGTGCAAATCCGTACCCCGATCGAACTTGCGCGGCTCCTGCTTGGCATAGAGCGGCTGGCCGAGCGTGTTCACAGTCTCGTTGAAGTCTGCTGGCGCGAAGTAGGTGGCGAAAGTGTCGACCGTGCCCAGGGGGAATGCATGGCCTTCGCCCTGTTCGATGAAACGGCGTGTGACAGTGCCGTCCGAGGCTTCGCCGACGTATTCCTGGAAGGTGATACCGGCAAAGGTGAACTCATTGCGCATGTCTGAGCGCAATGCATTGCCGGTTTGCCAGTTCTCATAGGCCTTCTCAACTTTGGCGTGGCCCGTGAGTGCATCGAAGAATTCCGAGGAGACCAGGCACTTCGCACCCGTCATGAATTCACCTTGAAGCATCTTTTCCATATGTCGCTTCAGGCCAATGCAGACCTTCTTTACATCCAGTTCAGTGTTGGTGAACTTGAAATCCACCACCTTGGGTTGGATATCGAACTCATCGAAGAGGTCAAAAAGCTCCGAACCGTCCGCATCCAGAATCACGCCCTTCAAGGCGCCCATGCGCAAATGTTCCAGAGTGATGGCGTGCTTGTTCCGCATGGTTTGCAGGTGCTCGACCATGACGTTGGAGATCGACTGCAACTCAGACTCCATACCAAAGGCGCGGATGCCCTGTACTTCCTCGGGCAGCACCACGTCCTCATGCGGGATGTGGGGAATGGAAAAAGCCCGCAGCTTGCGTTTACCGCGTTTGCCGACGGTGCCGGGCGAGCCCACCGGCAAGGTTGGTAGCAGGCTCAAGACGCCGTTTTTCTCCTCGACAGATATCTGGCGGAAACGTACCGGCTTGGCCGGAAACAGGTTCATCTGGTCCATCAGCCCGTAGTTGTTGGGCAGGATGTTGATGGCGGTGGACAACGCCGACATGGAGAACGCCGGGTTGTCGAAGGGATTGTTCATGGGCATGGTCAGATTCCTTTGCGAACGAGGATGCCCAGCGCCTTGAGTTGGGCGCTGGCGGATTTTTTCTCGGCCACGGTGATGCCCGTGGGCCAGACCAGAGCGTGGTCAGCGACGATGGCGTGGCGGGCGACGATGAGCCCGTCATCTCGGTCGGCCAAGTTGGCGTCCACCGCCTGGATCAACACCCCGGCGGCGACCTCGGAACCATCGGTGGCGGAGGGATCCACCACCTTGACCTTGGCACTGGCGGTGATCACGCCGACGACCGCGCCCAGGGCCAGGACCTGGCCGGCGGCGACGGTGACCTGGTCGCGGGAATAGAGATTGGGGGCCTCGTATTTGAGGAGGTCGCCCAGGTTGAGGCCTTCGGTGAATACAGGTTTGGTCGGCATGGGTCAGTCCTTTCCGGCACGGGCGCGTGCCTGGGCGATGAGGGGGTTGTCCTTGAGGGCTTCGGGCTTCGCGGCCATGGCTTCAGGACTGAGGTGGGAGGCGATCTCGGGACCGTCGGCGCGTAGCGCCAGCAACGTGCGGCGCACGTTGGCCACAGGGGTCTGGGCCGAGAGGAAACTTGCGGTGCGTTCAGGCACGCCGGCCAGTTGGCAGAGTTCGGCCACATCGACGGCGTCGGCATAACTCAGGGCGGTGGCGGCCGGTTCAGCCACTGTTGCAGGAGAAGTCCGGTCAGCAACAGCGCTGGCAGGGCTTCCGGTATCAGGGTCAGGGACATGCATGGGTTTCTCCATATCAAGGGTTGCCAGGGGTGAAGCCACTCCCTCGGCCCGCGCGGCAGCGAGGCGCTGCACGGTTCGAGGGGTGAGGAAGTCGGCCATCTCGGCCAGGGTGTCGTCGAAGGTGGCCACGGCATCAGCCAAGCCCGCCGCCACAGCGGCGTCGCCAAAGTAGAGGCCCGCCTCGGTGGCGCGCAGGGCATCCGCAGTCAGGCGTCCGTGGCTTGCCACCGTGTCGATGAAGAGGCCATAGAGCCGGTCCACTTCAGCCTGCAACATGGCGCGTGCCTCATCGGTGATGGCGGTATGCGGCGAGAGGTCGTTTTTGTGCGCGCCAGCGACGATCGGCGTGTACTGCAGACCCGCCTTTGCATCCATGCCGGACTGGTCAATGTGCATGGCGATCACGCCCACCGAGCCGATGCCTGCCGTGCGTGTCACCACCAGGCGCGAGGCCGCGCTGGCCAGGGCATAGGCCGCCGAGAAGGCAGACTCGTTGGCGATGGCCCAGATCGGCTTCACCTTGGCCGCAGCAGCAATGCGGTCAGCCAGGTCGAACACGCCGCCGGCCTCGCCGCCAGGTGAATCCACATCGAGCAGGATGCCGGCAACGGCCGGATCGGCCAGCGCCGCCGCGAGCCCAACCTGGATGGCCTGATAGCTCAGGAGCCCGGACTCCGCCTCCATCCCCAGGGTGCGGCGCACCAGGGAACCGTGGATCGGGAGGATGGCGATGCCGGGCGTAGGCGAGAGGGCTGGACGAGAAACCGGCAGCGCTGCTTGCGGCAGGGTGCCGTCGAGCCCAAGCCGAGGGGCCATAACCGAGAGAATCACGTCCAGCTTGGGACGATGGATCAGCAGCGGCACGCCAAAGAGGCGTCCCACCAAGTGCGGATAGAGCATGGGATGGACCTTTCAGATCAGGGGTGTCGAATCGGTCGCCAGGACATCGGTCGCCGGATCGACAGGCGCAGGTTCTGTGTTCCTGGCAGGCATGACGGCGGTGGGTTGGTCGTGCCGGGGGTCGGACTCGAACACCAGCCCCAAGGCATCTGCCCGCGCGTTGTCCGCCGCAATCTCCCGATCGATGTCCTCGGCGTCGTAGCCGAAGGAGGAGATCGCCTCCGAGCGGGACAGCAGCCCGGCGCGGATGGCGGTCAGCATGGCGTTGAATTCCTTCTGCGGGTCCACCCACTGCCAGCCCTGCGGGATCCACTTGCAGGCCAGGTATTCACGCCGACGCTTCGCATAGCCCGGCAGCTTCAGTGCGCCGGACAGCACCGCCTGCTCCATCCAGGCAGACCAGATGGGGCGGCACAACTGATGCACAATCACGCCGTGCTGGATAGCCTCGCAGCGGCGGCGAAACTCCAGCAGCCCGGCCCGGATCGAGGAGTAGTTCACCTGGGTCAGGTCGCCGGTTAGTTGCTCGTAGGTCACGCCCATGGCGGCGGCCACGGCGCGGAACTGCATGCGCAGGAACTCGCCGTAGGACGCGCCGACATCGGCCGGCTGTGAGAATTTGACGTCCTCGCCCGGTTCTAGAATTTGCAGCGTGCCGGGTTCCAGACCCGCCAGGGCGACCCCGTTCTGGTCGGAATTGCCTTCTCCCATCAGGTTGTCCTCGGGAGAGAGGCGGGTGATGAAACCCGCGAACATGGCGGCGGTTTTCTTGCGCACCAGTTCGGCGTCGTCGTACTGGTCGAGTTCGTTCAGCTTCACCAGGGCTCGGGAGAGCCAGGGCTCGCCCCGGATCTGGCCCGGCCGCAGCGGACGAAACAGGTGAATGATCTCGGCGGCGTCCACCCGCACTGTGTCGATACCGCCCTGGCTGGACATGGGCGCCAGTGCGCCGTCCTCCGGGTGGCTGCGATACAAGTGGTAGGCGACACGCCGGCCCAGCTTGTCGAACTCGATGCCGGCGCGCACGACGTTGCCCGAGGGCAGATCGGTGTTCATGGAAACCGGCAGGTGCTCCGGTTCCAGCAACTGGATCTGCAGCGGCACCGCCAGCCCATCTTCTTCGCGGCGGGGGCGCAACCGCACCAGACATTCGCCGCCTTCGAGCATGGCGCGGCAGGCCATCGCCTGCAGGCCGTAGAAATCAGTCAGGCTGGCTGCATCGGCTTCCTCACACCAGTCCCGCCACAGTGACTGGATGCGCTCGCGTTGCGCGGGATCCACCAACATGGACTGGGGCTTGATGCCGGTGCCGATGGCATTGGCCACGAAACCTTCCAGAGCCGCATTGGCCCAGGCATTGCGGCGCACCAGATCGCGACTCTTGGTGCGCAACTCGGATTGCGTGGCCAGCATGGCCGCCACCGCGCCCGGGTTGCCGGGCATCCAGGCCCAGGCGCGGCGTCCGGACCCAGCCGCTTCATGGGTAGGCGTGCGGCCAAACAAGGCGCCGATCTTGCCAAACCAGCCTGCTGACGCTTTGGTGTTTCTCCTGGCCATCAGAACCCCTTGCTGGTGGTGACCCGGATTTGCCGGGGTGCTTGTGGCCAAAGTCCGGTGTCCACCGCCTGGCGGTGCAGGTCGGCCTTCACGTCGCGGATTGCGGCCTTCAGTTCATCCACCGTGCGGTATTCCACGGTCTTGTCGGCGAAGGTGACGCGCTTTTCTCCCTTGGCCAGAGCTGCCTGCAGGGCGTCGAGTTGTTCCTGGGTGTAGGCCATCAGCGGTAGACCACCACGTTGATCTCGCCCGAATCGGCCAGCGTGCCGGAGGGCGTGGCGCAGACCAGTTCGACGTCATCGGTCGTCTTGTCATCGCAGCTCACGCGTGCGGCGGCGATCTTCATGCTCTTGTCGCTGTTGCGGGCGAAGGCCAACCAGCAGTAGTGCTCGTCGGGCATGGATTCGGCGAAGACCACTCGGTGCTTGCCGGGAGCCAGCCGCATGACTTTCTTCACGTTGTGCCCGGCGTGAACCACGACCTCACCCCGTACCCACCCGAAGCACACCCAGGCGCGGGCGAGGCCCGGATGCTCTGGGGTGACCCGGGCTTTTAGTTCCTGGCCGATGCGCGTGGCGAGTGCCGCGATGTGCTGCGCCAGGGTCATCATCACAGGCGAACCGTGGCGGTTAGTAGCCGACGCTCGGCGGCCAGGCGTTTAATCAGCGTGCGGTCACCCTGGTACTCGATCTGGTAGTCCTGCGGTGAGGGCACCAGGATGCGTTGCGTGGGCGGGGCGTAAAACTGAACCTCCGCGATGGCCAGGGCACCTTCGTAGTCCGGCCTGGCGGTTGCCGTGACGTTGATCTCCCAGCAAGTAAAACTGGCTGATTGGGACAGGCTGAACTCACGTCGCTGACTGTTGCTCCAGACCACACCGGTACGCGCGTCCACCTGCGTCCAGTTCACCCCATCAAAGGAACCGCGCAGTGTCCAGTCACGTGGCGCACTGTCGCCATACGCGTTGCGCGCGGTCAGGGCGTAGCTCAGCAGGATTTTGGGTGTCGGGAAACAGCAGCGCCACCAGCCACTGGTGAGGTAGGGTCCGGCTGTCCAGTGCATGGCGAGATTGCCATCAACTGCACGCCAGGGGCCGGCAATAGTGGGATGGGTCGTCGACGCAGATATCGTGCACTGGGACGAGGTGTTCCCCGTCATCACTGGAATCAGGCTGCCACCCGGCTCAATGACCTGTTCCGCCAGGGAGAGCAGGCGTTGATATTCCGGATCGCTGACATGGACGATCTCCAGGGTTTCGCCCGGGCCCAGATCCAGTGTCTGCCGGCTGCCAGGCAATACAGTGGGAACCTGAGTGGTGGGATTGCCGAGCCGCAGCTGGGTGATCCAGTCGCGGACGCTGCCCAGGTGGGTGTCGAGTGTGCTCATGAAATGCCTCGATCAAGAATTGGGATCCAAGAAATCAGGAGCCCGGCCCTGCCCAAAGGCAGGAAACCGGGCGGTCAGGTTTAGATCAGAGCGGCTTCGAAGGCAGCGACGAAGTCGAAGGCGGTGTCGCCCACGTCGGCGGCGGCGACCGCACCAATGTTGCTGCGGGCCTGGGCCTGTTCCGGCGCGGTCAGGGCTTGAGCCGCGTCATAGCGAACGCGCTTGTTGACGGCGTCCAGCAGCGCGGTGGCGGCGGATTCACCGGTCTGGATGGCCTGCTGGATTTCCAGCAAGGTATCGAACGCGGCATCGGCGCCACCCAGGATGTCAGCCTTCAATGCGTCGAGCAGGCCGACGATCTTGGAAGACGAGTAGGTGGTGCTGGTGGTGATCGCGCTGTCATCGATGCTGGTGGACGCATTGACCGCGTTCTTCAGTTCGTTGATGGCCGACACCAGGCTGGTCTTGTCGGTGGTGGACAGGGATCCGACTTCTCGGCCGCGATCATCGTTGTCCCGGATCCACCGAAGGCATCCAGCACCATATCCCCAGGGCGACTCGAATTGCGGATCGCCCGCTCCACCAGTTCGACCGGCTTCATGGTTGGATGCAGATCGTTCTTGTGCGGTTTCTTGATTTGCCAGACATCGCCCTGGTCGCGGTCGCCGCACCAGTGACGCTTGCCGCCCTCCGGCCAGCCATACAGGATCGGCTCGAACTGGCGTTGGTAGTCAGCGTGGCCCAGGGTGAACGTGTTCTTGGCCCAGATGATGAAGGTGGACCACTTGCCCCCGGCGGCGCGGAAGGCCGCCTGCAGCACATCGAGTTCGGATGACGACATGGCCACATAGATTCCTCCGTGACAGTGCGCCAAGGCCGGCGTCAGCGCCGCCAACAGAAAATCGTAGAAGCCTTCACCGAGGTTGTCGTTCAGGATCGCCCGGTCCTTGCCACGCTGCCTGTCCTTGGCTGTGTTGGCGTAGTTGACGTTGTAGGGCGGGTCTTGCCAGATCATGTCGGCAAGTGTGTCACCCAGCAGGGCGGCGTAGCTGTCGGCATCGGTGGCATCGCCACAGAGCACGCGGTGGTCGCCACAGATCCAGATGTCGCCCTGGCGCGATACCACTGGCCCGGAGGACTCGGGTACCGCGTCCTCGTCGGTCTGCCCCTCGGTTGAGGTTTCCTCGCCAGCCAACAGATCGGCCAGGGCATCGGCATCGAAGCCGGTCAGCGACAGGTCGAAATCCTCGTCCTGGAGCGCCGCTAGTTCCACCTGGAGCATCGCCTCATCCCAGCCGGCGTTCTCGGCGATGCGGTTGTCCGCAATCACCAAGGCGCGGCGCTGGGTGGGCGTGAGATGGTCGAGCACCACCACGGGTACGGTCTGGATGCCAAGTTTCTGAGCAGCGGCGAGCCGGCCATGCCCGGCGACGATCACCCCGTCGCCCCCGGCGAGGATGGGATTGGTAAAGCCAAATTCAGCAATGGATGCGGCGATCTGCGCGACCTGGGCGTCGGTGTGGGTGCGGGCATTTCTTGCATAGGGCAGCAACCTGCCGGTCGGCCACTGCTCAATCTTATCGGCGAGCCAGGAGATACTCATGCCGCTGCTCCCAGTCGTTCGGTGGCGACGGCATCGAACGCTTGGCCGCTGGCCAGGAGGGTCACCGGCACGCCAGGATGGTTCTGTTGGAACCGCTTGATGGCCACGTCGACATACTCGGGGGCGATCTCCACCGCCCGTACTTTCCGGCCGGTGCGTTGCCCTGCAAGCAGCGAGGTGCCCGAGCCGCCGAAGGGTTCGAACACGATCCCGCCCACGTCCGTGAAGGCCTCCATGATGTGCACCGGCAGGTCGACCGGGAACACGGCCGGGTGGTCGATGTCCTGCCCGATCTTGCCCTTGTGCCGCATGATGCGGATCACGCTGTCGGGAATGCGGTGGTCCTGGGTGGGGGTGCCGGAATGCGTCCAGCCGCCGACCTCACCATCCTTGCCCCGCATCGCCGTTGATGAGCCATCGGCGCGCAGATGGGTTTCCTGCCCGGCGAATTTGCAAGGCACGATCTTGTTTGGTTTGCGGCAGGGTTTGCCAGTATCGCGGTTGAAATGGAAAACGAATTCGAAACTCGGGGCCAGTCGGCCTGACCAATCGCCAGGCATCCCCGGCCCCTGGTCCCATACGTACCAGGCGAAGCGCCGCCAACCTTGGGCGCGCATCCAGTCGAGCCAACCGTTCCAGTAGGGAAGCACTTCATTGTCGCGATGAATCAGTCCGAGGTTGACCAGGACCTGGCCATCGACGGCCATCGGAAGTCGGATGAACACGCCGCACATCAGGTCATCCCAATCGACGATGGCGTTGGTGTAGTCGCGCTGGTTGCCATAAGGCGGCGAGGTGAAGCACAGATCAGCGGCTTCGCCTGCCATCAGTGCAGCGACCACATCGGCGTCGGCGGCATCACCACAGATCAAGCGGTGCGCGCCCAGTTGCCAGATGTCGCCCGGGCGGGAGACGGGGTTGGTCGGGGCGTCCGGCACATCGTCGTTGGCCTCTGCCTCGTCCGGACCCGGCGCGGCTTCCTCATCGACTGCAACAGTATCGGCCAGCAGCCGTTCGATCTCGCCATCGTCGAAGCCGGTGAGCAGCAGGTCGTAACCGGCCTCCTGCAACTCGGCCAGTTCCAGCGCCAGCAGTTCCTCGTCCCAGCCCGCTTGCAGGGCAAGCTGGTTGTCGCCAATCACGTAGGCCCGTTTCTGGGTGGGCGAGAGATGGCCCAACTCGATCACCGGCACTTCGGCCAGCCCCAACTTGCGGGCGGCGGCCAGACGACCGTGGCCGGCGATGAGCCCGTTGTCGCCATCCACCAGGATGGGATTGGTCCAGCCGTATTCCACGATGCTGGCGGCGATCTTGGCCACCTGCGCCTCGGAGTGAGTCCGGGGATTGCGGGCAAAGGGAATGAGCGTCTCAACCAAGCGGTATTCGACGGCGAGCGTGTTCAGATCAAGGACTCCGAATGGGCGCGTGCTGCGCTGGAAACGACAAAGCCCGCCGACGATCAGACCGTGGGCGGGCTCTGGAAATGGGTGTGGGGTGCAAACCCAGGGTGCAAACCTGCAAACCCCGCAAACCCTGCAAACCTCGGTTTGCAGTCGGACACTATCGAAAGGCCGCGCTCTCGCCTCCCGCATGGCGGAGGCGACAGGAAGGACCCGTCGAATACCTGTCGACCATCTGACACCCAAAAAATGACCACCCGAAGGTGGTCAGAAAAACCTTCCGTTGCGGAAGGTCAGGGAGCTTGTGCGTCTGGTCGACGATAGCGAAATCCTACGCCGAAACCCGTTGTGATGTTGCACGCCCAATCCGTCCGCAAACGGCCAGGAGCCTTAAACAGCGGCCATTGACGGAAGGCATGGCTCTCTCTGGCTCAGGAGTTCATGCGTGTCTGCATCGAAAAATTACCAGGTGTCTGGCTTCTTTATCGCGGTGTGAGGAATCCGTGCGGGCAGTTGAGCATTGGCAAGATGCACGGGACTCAGGATTTTTGCCCAATCTGTAAGTTGCGCGAGGTCACGAGAGATGTGGCGATGGTCATCGCCTGGTATTGGTGCAACCAGGCCTATTCTGAGATGTGGATGGTGACGTCGAACCGTAGCAAGTGCCCCTTCCAGGTCCGAGTCGTTGCTGCAAACAACTGCTTGATCGTAGGCGCCAAGCCATGCTCCGGCTAGGAGGTCCGATGCCAGGTTGACATCGGTTTTCTTCTCGTTGAAGTCGTACACCTGGACCATCTGGAGGTGCGGAGCCTCAGGGATCGGTTTTACCAATCGCTGGTGGGGCGTCGTGGCGAGAATCTTGCCTTCGATAATGGTGATGCGTCCAGGATGGATTTTTCGAAGTGCCTGCAAATATAAGCGTTGTCGTTGCGGAGATTCGGGATCATCAGACATCCGACCCAGGACAGGTGCTGTGTAGTATCGAACCTCTGTCAGGTCAGCTGACGCATCAAGGACATGGTCCTTGAACAGCGAAAAGAGGTCGAGCCATTTATAGGCTGATTTCCTCAGCAAACCGTAGTACAGGTTGTAGCCGTCGATGTAGACGATTGTTCTCAACAGCATCTCCAGAAATGACAAAGCCGCCCGAAGGCGGCTTGTCGCCCTAAGAGCATACCGGCTAAACCGGACGGTCAAAGGGTGAGTCGTGAGTAAATCATAAACCATGGTCGAATTTCTTGACCAGTATTTTATGACCCTTGGTTACATTTAGCCTCCGTTGAGTTGATCTACTACAACGCCCAACGCTCGCTGCCAGCGCCGCCACGCCGTTGTGCGGTCGCAGCCGATGCGCCGACAGATGTCCTTCCATTCGTATTGCTTCGCGCGCATCCAGATCAGGTGGCGCTGCTCCTCCTCCAGCCATTGCACCCAGCGCATGGCTTCCATCATCCGATCGATTGCCTCGGGTGTGGGCGGCAGAGGCCGGTACTCGTAATCCTCGCCGGCGAAGGTTTCCCACTCCTTGCGCGCGAAGGCAGGCCAGACGTTGAAGTAGCCCTGCACCCTGACGGGTGGCAGTCGCCGCCCCGTCTCGGCCGCCTCGGAGAAGCGTGCCGCCACGTCATCCATCGTCCATTTAGCCATGGCGCGCTCCTTTGTTCGATGCTCCATAAAGCCGTTCACCGATGCGGCGGATGAATTCGCGTTCGACGAAGTCCAGCCGGTCGTCGGTTTCAGCGACCACCAGGATGTGCTGGCCGCGCCAGCCGTCGCGTTTCATGGCTTCCAGGTCGGTGGACTCAGGCAGGTGACGCGCCAGGGGGCTGCGATAGCGTTGCTCGGGGATTTTCATGCGCCCATCTCCTGCGTCTCGATCGCGAAGTAGAGGAGCGCCAGGGCATCCGCTTCGTTGTCGTCAGCCGGTGTGTGGCCACGCGATTGGGCTGCCGCGACCATGTCGGCCTTGCCTGCATTGCCTTTGCCGGTCGCGTGTTTCTTGATCGTGCCCACCGGCACGCCCTGGTAGGGGATGGCGTGGTGCTCGCACCAGGAGGTCAGGGTGGCCATGAAGCCGCCGTAAGCGTGGGCGGCATCGACGCCGATGTGGCGACGCACCTCCTCGAAGTAGATGGCATCGATTTCGCCGCTCTGCTTGATCTCCGTGAGCCACTTGCGGAATCGCAGGTAGCGCATGCCGCCGCCTTCGAAGCGCTGGGGTTTGAAGGTTTCGCTGTCGCTGATGATCTGGCCGTCTTTCAGGCGGATGGCCCAGCCGGTCTGTGTGCCCAGGTCCAGGGCGAGGATGCATGTCGTCATGGTCAAAACTCCTTTTTGACCGAACCTGACGGATGAGATGGGTGGCGGCCAGCGTTTCCTCGGCTCGCCAGCGCTGACCATCCCACATCAGCCACTTGCCCCAGGCTGCGATGTAGCGCCAGTCGCGCTGGTAGCGGCGGGTAAAACTGAGCGCCAGGGCGTCCTCGGTGCCCCACACGGTCTGCTCATCGGCTGGGTGGGGATCCGACCCCGATGGTTCGACCTCCTCGATGGACTGAACGCGCAGGCATGGGCCCGTGGCCAGGAAGGTGGAGACCTCGAAGGCCTCGGCAAGCGCGTCCGCCGCATCCCATCCTTCCGGTTTGTCTTCCGGAGGAAACAGGATGTTGCAGGCCGTCGCCCCTGCCGCCAGGATGGCTTGCGAGGCCGCCTCGGCGTAGGCCCAACCCGGCTTGTCCTTGTCTGGCCAGATAAGCACCGACTTGCCGGCGAGGGGTGACCAGTCGGTTTTGTCGACCGGGGCGTTGGCCCCGTGCATGGCGGTGGTGGCGCAGATGCCGGCGGCGATCAGCGCCTGGGCGCATTTCTCGCCCTCGACCAACACCACGCTGTCGGCGGCGGCGATGCCCGGCTGGTTGTAGAGCGGACGCGGTTCGGGCGGGGTCATCTTCTTGCGTTTGGCGTCCCACGGCCGGAACTCCTTGCGCCGGCCTGGTGGGTCGTAGCGATAGACGACCGCGATCAGCTTGCCGTTCACATCGTGGTAGTCCCACTTGGCGGTGGCCGGGCCCAGGTCGTCCACCGGCACCTGCTTGCGCGCTTTGTGCACCGGCCGGGTCGGTGCCCGCCCGAGCAGATCACGCGTGATGGTCAGCGCCCGGGAGAAATCCGTGCGGGCATCGAAGCCGTGGTTGAGTGCAATAAGGTCGAATTCGTCGCCGCCGTCACCGGTGGCGCGGTCCGTCCAGAGTCCGGCCTTCTCGCCGATCAGCACGATCTCCAGGCTGTCGCCCGGACTGCCGAGGATGTCGCCGATGGTGAACTTGCCGCGCCGCTTCTTGCCGGCGGGGAACAGACTGAAGAGCACGGATTCCAGATTCGTGAGAAGCGCGGCACGAATCTCCTCGCACTCGGCATCGAGATTGCGATCAGCGGGTTCCGGGATGGCGTTGAAATCAATCATGCAGCCCCTCCCTGCCCGCCCTGCCGCTTGGCGTTCTGCCGATGCCAGACTGCGAGTTCGGAAAGCCGGAAGCGCACCAGCCGCGAGAGTTGATAGTGAGGAATCCGCTTCGCCGAACGCATCTTCGGATTGGCGAACCAGTAGTAGGGAAGCCGCAAGGCGTAACTCGCCTGGCGAGCGTCGATCATGGGTTCCTCGGCGTTTTCCATTGCCTGTGGTGACTGGTTTTCGATCATGGTTGTCTCCAACAACGGTCGGACCAGGCGCACATGCGGCATTCGACGTGGGCCGGATCGGTGGTCATGCGGGGGAGTTGGTCGCCGGCATCGGTCGCGGTGATCACCTTCACCGCACGGTCCGACATGCGCTGGGCCAGGGCCGCATCAAAGGGCACCAGCTCGGCGTAAATCTCCATCGTGTCCGCGTTGATCGCGGTGAACAGCGCCGGGTGCTCATGCAGTCCGAGGTAGACCTGATAGAGCGCGACCTGGGCGGCGTAGACCGGTTTGCCGACAGCCAGCTTGTGCTTCTCCAGTTCGCGCCATGACTTGCCGCCGAGACACTTCATTTCCCAGAGACAGGGATAGGTGTAGCCCTCGGGGCCGCCGACGATGACGCCGTCGACGTGCCCCTGCAGTCGGCCATTGAGCTGGCTGAAGCCGAACTGTTGACCATCCTTGCCATGGGTGCGCAGTTCGAATCCCGCGAGCCGCAGCCACTCCACCATCAGTGACTCGGTGGTGTGACCACGCTCGAAGATGCGCAGGATGCGGCCGGAGAACTCCTTGCCCGGATCCACCGGTGCAGCGGCGTACTCGAATTGCAGGGCGCGCTCGCAAGCGACGCCCAAGCGCGACGCACCAAGGTAGGCGCGGCGTTCCTGCTGCCGGGCCTTCGCCTGCATGCCGGCGTCGACCATGGTGGTGATCTGCCCGGAGAGGGAGGAAGTGGAATTGAAATCCAGCATCACTTCGTCTCCCACGGCCGGTCTTCCGCCAGGTCCGCGAAGGGGCCGGATTCCTGTGCACTTGCGTTGATGCGCGCCTGGGCCTTGGCCATCACTTCCAGGTAGGTGGTGACAATGGCGTTGACCACGGCCAAGGCCTCGGCCTCGCTGTAGTGGCCCAGGGGTTTGTCGAAGCCGATCTCGCCCGCCGCTTCCCCGAAGGGACGCAGGCAGGCTTTCATTGCCGTTGTTTCCAGTACGGTCGGATCAACCATGAACGTCTCCTCCCGCGCGGGCGCCTTGTCTTTCCAGAACCCATAAAGGGCATGGAAGGCGTCCTGACACCGGCGCGAACAGAAGACCCAGTCGAGCGGCGCGGACCGGAGATCGCCGGGCTTGAACCGGGTATCCAGGTGGCCGAAGCCCCGCGCGGGGCGATTGCATATCCAGCATGACATTCGCCCTCCCCATTACTGCGCCCAGGCGGGCTTGGTGACGGGGGCCTGCGTGCGCTGCTGCGGCTGGGCAGCCGGCTGGGACACAGGGGCTGCAAGTTGCGGCGCGTGCTGTGGCGTGTATGACGGTGCATGTGCTGCCTGGTAACTGGGTCGTCCCATCGCGGCGGCGTAGTCGCGGTGATCCGGCTCGATGGCCTGTTTGATGACGTTCTTGTTCTCGCCCTTGGCGTCCTTCTCGACGTCCACCCGGGCGACGAATTCGATGCCATCCAGATCGCTGAAGTCGCGGATGCGGCGTGCAGCGGCCGCCTGCGGTGAGTTGTCCTGGGGAGAGACGCCGCGAGCGGAGTTGAGGACGGCGCGGATGAAGCTGCGCCCCATGTTGCCCCAGGCCGGTCCCTTGGCCGAGTGCAGACCGATGTTGGACCAGAGCTTGCGCTTGGCATATTCACCTTCCAGCACCACGAACTCGCAGGCGAGATAGACGCTGCCGGTGTCGAAACTCTCTGTGGCGTAACCGCCGGTCCAGCCCATCTCTGCGTTGTCGTGGCCGCCCGGCTTGATGGTCATGCGCAGCTTGACCACCGTGCCCTTCGGAATCAGATCGAAGGAAGGTTGCTGTTCGGCGTCGTTGAAATCGTTCCAGTTGCTCATGATGGTGTCCTCTTATTGATGGATGGCGGCCGGGTTTGCGTTATTCGCACCGGCGCATTTGCGGATGAGTTTCAGCAGGTCAGGCTCCTCGACCACGTCGAGGTGGCCGGAGCGGTCCTTGGCGGGGAAACCCCAGGGATTGACGGTTTGGCAGATGAAGGCGCGGTACGAAGTGCCGTCCTCGGTCTTGAGTTCGGAGAACGTGACGACCTGGTCGACGATGCCGGGCAGTTCCAGCGCGGTCTTGCTGCCCTCGATCTGGGCCACGAAAACCTTCCTGTTGAAGTCATCGATGCGCTCATCCAGGATGGCCACGAACACCACGTTCTTGCCCCGGGCATGCTGCAGGTGGGTGAGTGCGGTGATCATTTCCTGGCCGAGCAGGCCATAGGCACCACGAGAGTCCGGCTTGCCGGTGCGTTCCGAGAAGGCTGCCGGCTGTACTCGTGCCCAGGTCAGCGCCAGGCGGGAGAGCACCGTGATGGAGTCGACGAAATAGGTGTCGTAGCGGTCCAGTTGCGCGGGGTCGCCGTACTGTGCGCAGACGTGTTCGAAGTGGGCCTGGGAAAACGGTTGCTCAGACCCCAAGGCAGGATTGGGTCCGGCCAGGAACACGACCAGATCGCGGAATTCCGGCCAGGTCTTCGGCCGAATCGTGTCGCCGCGCCAGTCCTGCACCGAGAGGTCGCCGCTCTCGCAGTCGACGAACAGGGTGGAGGTTTCCGGCAGGGTCTTGAGTTGTGTGGTTTTGCCGATGCCGGCCTTGCCCAAGAGCACGAGTTTGACCCCGCGTTTCTCGGACAGGCGCTGTTCGGCGCTGATGATCGGGAGGGCCATCACGCAGCCTCCTTCAGCAGTTCCACCACCTCGGATTTCCAGAGGATCTGGTAGCCGGCATGACCATGTCGGGAGTACGGCACCGCTTCACCATGCGCCTGCCCAGGCTCGGTCAATTCCCACTCGCCCCGGTCGTTCTTGAACTGCAGGCCAAGGTCGCGCAGGCGCAGGTTGACTGCTTGGGCGCGAAGGCCGGTCTGTTCGCCGATCTGGGTGGGGTTGAGACTGCCCTGCGATTCGTTGGCCGCCGGCAATGCGCGGCGCAGGGTTTCCATGCCCAGGCCGGTGTTCTCCTGGATGCAGGTCAGCGTGGCCGCCATGGCGATACCTGGTTTGACACCCGGCACCTTGGCGATTGCCTCGCCGATCAGCAGCAGTGAGGTAACGCGATCCTGGGTTGGGGACGGCAGTGTGGCGATGGACCCCGACATGGCGTAGGCGCCAGCCTTGCGGAGGGATGGCAGTACATCACTCGTGACCCAGCGCTTGAAGCGTTTTGCCGCCTCCTTGGTGCTGCCCAGAATCAGTGCATACAAGCCAGACTCGTTGACGTGGTTGGCACGCTGAGCGCGACCGAGGTTGTCGATGGTGTCCAGTTTCTGGACGTCATCGCCATCCACATGGGACTCCAGCGCCTGCCTGGGATTGCCGAAGTCCAACACGGCGCAGAGGTCATTGGCGTTGAACCAGGGCTGCCCGGCGTCATCAAGATTGACGCGAAGGGCTTGAGTTTCGAACTCGAAGGGGATGATGTTGGCCATGCTCAGGCTCCTTGATCGGAAAGAAGAGCCAGGCGGAAACTGGTCTTGCCCGGCTTGGTGGTGCGTGCGGCCTCGAACTGCTCGCGCAGGACCGGGGGCCAGTTGCTGAAGCGGGTTTCTGGAATGGAAAATTCGATGTCGAGGTAGTCCTCGACGCGTTCCCCGAAGGCGGCAATGCGGCGCGCCGTTTCAGCGAGTTGGGACTGATTCCAGGACACGCGCTTCGGACTGTCGACGGTGATGCGGATGCTGCCGTCGTCCAGGTGGACGACACCGAAGTCCTTGCCGGAGGCGAGGCGCGCTTGCTGCGCCTGCTCGGCATATCGCTGTTCCAAGGCCGCGTGATAGCGCTGCCGCACCTGCTTGAGCGAGGATTCCAACGTGTCGAGGAATTCGCCTAGTTCAAACAATGGTTGCTGCGCGAGGGATGCCATCTGACTGACTGACATCTCGGTCAGGTCGGCGGGGATGGTGATGAGATCGCTCATGGCCGCTTCCTCACGCGTAGGCCCGAGCCGAAGTCGAATGGCGTGCATTACGCTGCTCGAAGGCTTCGATTTCGGAGATGAGGTAGGTGACGCGGGCGCCGAGCTTGCAGAACACTGGGCCAAGGTGCTCTTGCCGCCATCTGCGGATGGTGCGCACGCTCAGGCCCCAGCGGGCGGCGAGTTCGTATTCGTCGATGGCGAGTCGTTCTGCGGAGACGCTACGTTGCGTGGCGCTTCCTTTCGCGTGACTGCCCTGGATGGATCGGGTTGGGTTTTGCATTTGCGGTTGCTCCTTGTTGAAAAAGGCAACCGCATGGTCTCGACCGTTTAGCTCATGCTTTGGCTCATGGAATGGCTAACAAAATGGCAAACGCGTTACTTGCGACGAAGGCGGTAGCAGCCACGCAATGCGGTACGTTCGATGAACAGTTCCCGCCGCGTCTTTCCGCCCATCGCCTTATCCAGGGTGTCCGCAACAGAGCCGGACTGGGTTTTTACATCCTGCGTCCACTCCAGGCAGTCGCCATCACGTGACCGCCAGAAAATGGCGATGATGTTTTTCTGGTAGCCGGTGAAGGTCACAGGTTTTGGAAAATGCCGGAGCTTGAGCACACCACCAGGCTCATCGAACCATTCATCGGCAACTTCGGCTGTACCAGCCGGTTTCCCGGTGAGCGCCCGTGTCAACGCCGACAGGTCGAAGAATTCCTTGTCATCGGCCGCGTGCAAAAAATCATCCAGCAGGCGAACTGGATGCCGGGTGACGATAGACCAGGTCGGGAGGGACGGCGTTAGCACGATGCCTGCATGTTCGTGGATGCTGTCGGTCAGCTTTTCCTTGAGAAGGGTAACGGGAGCGCTGCTCAGTGCCCGGCCATAGAAAATCGGCGCGGATGCCGGTGTGCTGCCGATCCTGAAATCGCCGAGGTACCAGAGATGCCCGGCCACCAGACATGTCCGACGAGATTTCACGGTCTGGTAAATGCCAAGCAGCGAAGCCATGTCGCCGAGGATCGCATCCGGATTGACCCGATAGAGGTGGATTTCCGCCAATGGCCGCGTCACCACCCGTGCGCCCCGTTGCGGACTGACATAACGGTAAAGCCCGGCATCCTCGTCGACCGTGATCTCGACCTCCTCATCGGAATCGAGAAACGGGGCGGGCACATGCGTCAGATGGCCGTCCGGTATGAACCACGGATGATCGGCCAGATTCATTCCGATCAGGCCGAGATTGGCGAGGGTTGCGCGATCGGATATCTCCCGAAAACGTTCCAGCGCGTGAAGGATCTGTCTGAGCGTCACCATCCGCCTCCCCTCAGAATTCGATCAGGATGCCCAGGCGGGCAAGCTGCGCCATCACCAGTTTGCGGTCATCCTCGGTCTTCATCTTGTCGTTAAGTCCGTGCGGTGCCGTGATCTGGACCGAGACATCATGGGCCTTTCGATGCTGCTGCCTGGCAATCCGCATTTTCAGGGTGACCTGTGCGATGTCGAACTGGCTCAGGTCGTTGACCTTGAATTCATCCCTGGCCACCTGATAGATATCCCGGTCATCGTACCGGTCCCGCATCACAGCCAGTTGGCTGATGTGTTGGCGCGCACCGAAAGTTGACCATTTAGAGGGGTGGGTGCGCGTTGAATTTT